AATGTATAAGCTTCAGACAGCCGTGCATTTTGTAGTGCTGCTGTAAGTGGATAGTCCAGCTGCAGCAACACCTCAACATCTTTAGCGGCATAGACCAACTGGTCTCGACTTAAGACTGGAACGCTCCAATCAGACCGCTGCTGTTCCTTGTCGAGTTCAATTTTGAGAACACGTTTGGCCACATGGGCTAGACCGTGCCTGAGGTTAGGCGTTCCATTGTGGTGGAGCTTACTGGCAAGCATGGTGCAACCAACCCGGCCACGTACATAGATGCCATATTCCTGCAACCAACCAAGATCAAACACTGCATTGTGCGCTAACCAGTAACGCTCACCATTGGTGAAAAACAGGCGTAATTTTTCCCAACCATCTGCATCTAGTTCAAAGCAGTCAATGATGACGATAGTTTTACTAACTTCGCATCCCAGCTGGATTAAACGGAGTTTGCCTATTTCAGGCTGTAGCTGGAGCGTTTCAGTATCGAAGGCGATAGAAATGGATGTCGAGATCTTCTGCAGATGCTCGACACCGAAAAACAAGTTGTAGTCAGACATGGGTGGTCTTCAAAGAAGTGTGTATTCAGGAAGTGGGCCTGTCCATTCGGACTCGTGTTGGCCTTCGGGACTGTACCATCCGCTGTCGTCTATACGCCAGCCAGCTGTGCAACGCTTAAGCGCCTTGTAATTTTCCCAAACAGGTTCTTCAGGGAAAGGGTTTCCGTAGTCGTGTTCCCAGTCATGCTCACTGATGCCGGTGGGTGTATACCAGCCACCTTCGTCAGCTTCCCAGCCTTCTGCGCTACGCATTTTCCAGAGCTTGTCTTCGTCGGCCATAGCGCGATCAACTTGAGCAGCGTTCACAGCGTAGTTATCGAACCAGGCCGCAACCCGAAGGTTGTAATCTGCGGCCTCATTTTGTAAGTAGCTTGGAACGTTCTTAAGTTTTACGCTTGCAAAGGTGCTGGTGTCAAATGGGTGTGTAGACATAATTAAAGAGGAAAAGTTTCGTAAGAGGTTTGCAAGAGGCTTTTGATAATCACCTCTAGCTCTGCAACCCTATCATTGGAGTCAAGGTCGCAGACAATTGGGACTTCAGCTGTAAACCATTTGTAACCACAGGCCGGACATTTGCGGCCTCTAACCACGCTTGCTTCAAAACGAGGTTTAGTTTGAGTGACCCAGCGGTCACCTTTTTGTGGTGACCGATTGCAGTTAGGACAGTTCATGCGAGAGGATCGTCATAAGGGTCAAGTTCAAATTCTGAAATCAGGCGGCATAAGTACCACTTGGCTTTGCGGAGGTCTTCAAGGCCATTTTTCTGGCGATACCTCCAGATGTATTTGATGCAATTGCCGCGCAGATAACCAAAAAATTCTTCGGTTGTCATTGCGGCTTTGATCGCTTCAATACACTCCACGCCGCTACTGCTTTGGTAGTGCGCTGGAGCGTTGACAGGATCAGTCATCATGAGTCCTCCATTTGGTTGAATATGTCAATCAGTTCTTGGTCGCCTGATTCTGTGACTAGTCGTTGAAGTTTTTTGGCTGGAGACTCTACAAGTTGCCACCCCCCACTTGAGATGGTGCCTCGGACATCGCCCCAGATGTCACCACGGACATCGCCGTGGACACCGCCACGGACGTTGCCATGAACATCGCCCCAGACGTCACATTTGACGTCGCGAACTTGCCATCCCATGAAACCCTCGTAACAAAAACTAACAAGCTTTAGGGCTTCTTCAAGTGTGATTTGTTTCATTAGTTGTCCTCTGTGTCAAAAGTAATTGGGGGAATGACACACCAGTCGGTAATCCAGGGCAACATGCGTAGCACCTGTTCCCGTGTTGGTGCGTTTGCATGGTCTAGTGGTTCGTCCCAAAGAATGACTGCTTGACAGTGTGCAGAGTCAAACTCAGGTGGATCTAGGTGTGTTGCAGGTAAGACCTGAACAGCATCATCAACAATGGCCTGAACAAACAGGGCATCTGAACCTTTGGTGTAGCTGTAGCTGATTAGTTGAGCGTGGGCCATGGTGGGGCTCCGAACGACTTGCTTACAGTAGCACACTATGTCAGATGTGCCGTAATGCTGGGGAAGAACTCATGTGCGTAGGTGCTCATGACACTGGCATCAATACCGGAATTGAGCGCAATCTCTATGTCGCGTTCCAAGCGGCAGAAATCTTCAGGCGTGTCGTGATACAAATTTTCACAAACACTGATAGGCAACAAGTCCGTTACATACGCCGTATACCGCACAATTGCTAAATAGGGCGTCGGTCCTTTTAGCTCGTAGTACGTGATGGTGGCCCATTCTTGCATTGGACCGCAGTACCTGACACCAGTCTGGCTCAGGAACCAATCATTGAGCATAATGTAGTAGTGAGCATTTTTACGATGGATCCAAACCGTGAATTTGTCTACGAGCGGTACGCCCGTAAAATCTCCAGCTGTGAAGACACGAAGGAACTGCAAGAGTTGACCTGCAAGTTCCTCCGCCTCTACTTAACGCAACAGGAAGTAGTGGAAGGTCTGATCAAAAAGGGCTGGCTACCCGATTTACCCGATGACTCTGACATGGGCTGATCGTTCTCTACCGGCACGACTCGCATTTTTATTGGCCGCAACCTGCAAAGCCGTTTGCTTAAAGCAGGCTTGCTTTGTTTCTATAGGAATAGCTTTAAGGAGCTTTTGCATTTTAAAAACAAAAAACTCCTCGTCTTCACTGGCCTTTTCGTCGGTTATGTGGGACGACTGAACTCCGTTGCATAGAGCACTAACCATCCAGAAGGAAAAAGCAGGTGATTCCAACAGATCCCTTAACAGGATGTTTTCAGAAGCTGCAAGAACCTTTTCGGGCAGATCAAATGTAGGCATGAGTGTAAGTAGGTTTACTAGAGTAGTGGCCCGTCAGAATCCTACACGAAGTCCTCGTCAAAGTCACCAGCCAAGAATTTATTTATCAATTTCTTCAAAAAGTACGTCCTTTTCACATCTATATCATCCAATTTTGCATCCATACGCTCCACCAAATCCGCAGGCATGTTGCTCACGGTAAGGGTTTGTTTCTGTGCTGGTCCGGTCGTAAGTAACTGCAACTTTTTATTTTCGGACTTAAAAGTGTTAAAAGAACTAATGAGCGTACCAAACGCTTTGTTGTCGTACTTTGTAGATGGTTGCTGAGCAAGCACCCTAATCGTAGTGCCAGGCTCAATACTGGCAATAGTTTCCTGTTGCTGCTGAAGTGGCATATCGCTATGACAATAACATCGCATACTTGTAGCAGGGTTATTTAAACGATCATATATTTGTGCCGAAGGGTTAATAATCGTACCTTCAATAAACGGGCGTTTATTACTATCAGCAGCGGCAAAAGTTACACAAACTTCAACAGGCAGGCTGTCTGCGTATCTACCCACTTTGAAATTAAGTTCGGTTTCTTGTGACAGCATGCAAGAGCGGGTAACGCCCTCACATACTACACAGACAAACCTAGATCAGTCGGACCACTTGTTCCAGGCCGCGTCCATCAGGGCGTCCGATTCCTCCTTGGTACGGTCCATCTCCTTCGCGCGGGGATATTGCCCTGAGTGTCCAGTATGGGCAGAGTCCGCACCATCACTGGGTTCTGAGGGTGGACACCCCCCTATGTCAGCTGCAATGTGTCCAGTCTCAGTATCCGCACCTAAATCTAGGGTGGACACCTCTTCTTTTTCTGAGGTGCTGTCCACCCTGAGATCCGTTCCACTGGAAGGATTCTTCTTGGGTGGACACACATATGCAACCTCTCCACACGCGAGAACAGCCTGGTACGCCTTTTTTCCGTACCTACCAGTTCCAGGAATCTCAGAAATCAGACCACGCTTCACCAGCCGTTGGAGCGACTTCTGAATGGCGGCAGTTTTTCCGCCCACTACTGGATCGGAATTGAGGTCTGTATTGGAAAAGGCGCGGGGGTAAGCAACACGAAGCCGCTGGAGCACCTTGTCAGTGACGCTGGAAGGCGATGTATTGCTGTCATCGACCTCTGGGGTGAAATCAGCCACAGAGAAGCTCAGGTCTTTCTCCTGGCGCATGATGAGCGCAGTACCGGAGCGACCGAACCGCGATTTTTCAATGGTGATGATTCGGCTGTCCGCTAAAGCGGGACTTTTTTCCATTTCGTCCTTGCTGGGCTTACGCAGTGAAAGTGTGCTATCCACAGCATCCCGAATGGCAGAGGTGCCACGGAAACCGCCCTGCTTATTGGCGTGGTGAATGATCAGGATGGTTGTTGCAGGGAACAGCACCCCGTTATTTCTGGTCAGCCAATACAACGGAGTTGCAAAGTCACTCTTGTTTTCATCAAATGCCCTACCACCAGAGCAGCCGATCAGCGAGTCAATAACAACAAGCTTGGGCTGGACCTTTTCCATCAGCTTGATGAACTGGGCATAACGCTGGAGCGACCAATCGGTAAGCAACTTGGTGTTGGAGTCCAGCGGATACTCAACCTCTTCCAGCTGCTCTTTGAGCTGTAGAAGCGGCTGGTCACCATTCAGGAGCAGCACAGAGCCTTGCTGGACTGGAACGTGTCTGCCACGGACCACAAAGGGTGCTCCAGTAGCGATGTGCTTTGCCAGCGTCCAGGCAAACATGGACTTGCCATCACCGCCAGCGCCGTAGATCAAAGCAACGGAAGGATGCGGAAGTACATCAGGGATCAGGTATTCGCGCTGACCCTCTAAATCTTGGAGCGCAGACACATCCATAAGCCCCTTAGCGCCTTCAAACTGAATCTGATCAACGATTAGTTTTTCGAGTGCAAATTGGTCGCGGTAACCAGCATCAAGGGCCAAGCTATTGAGCTTGAAGTTCATTTCAGCGGGGTTATCCAGCTCCAAATAGGAACGAGCCTTTTCGATTACTTCCTCAAAGGACAGCGAAACCCGTTGATAGAGAACAGGCTTGGCCTCCACTTCATCAACAACTGCGCCGCAGCCATCACGGGTGAAGCGTGCCCGTTCTGGGTCGTAATGATCAGCCAGCCGAATAAGGCTCCCAAAGGCCAGACCACCGTTGGCCTTGAAGCCATTTTCCCAGCGACTTAGACAAGGATCTTTGCCATCAGCCCAGTCATCTTCGTATTCAGAATCCTGGAGCGACCATTCACGCCACAGGTTGAGACCTTCGTCACCAGGCAGGTCGGACTGGAGCATTGCCCCGATCTGCCACCAGAGCTGTTCAGAGCCGCGTCCTTGTGGCTGAATGACTGACAAACAGGACTGAGCAATGGCGATCCGTTCTTCGGTGGAACGCATTCGCCAGCGGCCATCACGGACCGATTTAGTGACTTTTTTGTCGTTCTTGGCCTTGAACGACTGCTTCATTCGCTCTAGAAGCCACCCAGGAGCCTCTGGAACAGCGTTTAGGTCACCTTCAAGCGTATATGTACCACCAGCGGGATAGGCACCGTTTAGAAGCCCTTGACGGCCCCAGAGCACTTCCCAACCTTCACCGCTACCGGCAAGGCTTATGTCCGATACCTCAGTCCAAAGTTCGGATGGAACGGTAAACAGGAACTTTGCAGCCGCTTTCTTGGGCGATGTAATGCGTGGAGCCTTGGCTAAGTCTTTGCCCCACTTGGCCTCAACAGCGCCGAGGTTGGCATCAACGTCAAGGACGACCAGCCCTTCAGAGCGTGGTCCTGTAAAAACACCAACAGCCTGGAACTTTTCGGGTTCACGTTCAATGACCATCGCCGTGGCTTCGGGCGACATCTTGTCGTGGTGCGCCCTACCAAGCGGATTTTTGCCGCAGGCTTCACCGCCTTTTGGCATTGGAACGCCTTTTTTGTAGATAGGCGCTGTTGCCCACTGGTTCGGCAAAGACCGAACAAACGACAGCAGATTCATTTGCTAAACTCATACAGGGAGACATGGACATGCGCCCTAGAGTCTTACCAAATCTGGGGCGCTTTTCATTGTAGCGGAGCTGTCCACCCTCATCAATGTGCTATATTAGCCAAGCACCGGGCAGTTCTAGCCCACAGCTAAAGCCATTTAATGAGTTTCCTAAAGAACAAAGAGGCCGTTGCAGGCGGCGCAGGCGGCGGTTATCTAAACCCCAGCAAAATCCAGGCAGGCAGCCAAGTTCGTTTTGCGCTACTCGCCGAAGAGCCACTCGAATTTTATGAGTGCTGGGGCGAAGCTTCAGACGGCACCGTAAGGCCCTTCCGTTTTCTTGACGATCCATCACCTGCGGATGTTGAGCAAGAAATGGGACCAGGCTATTCACGCCGGATGAACCGTGAAGGTACTGGACCGGAACCCGTTAAATTCGCCATTGCTGTGCCCTGCTACAGCCACGAGTCAAGAACCATTCAGGTTCTGAGCATTACCCAGAAGAGCATCATCAAGGAATTTGACAGTCTTTCTCAAATGGAAGACTACGAAAACCTGATGGAATGGGACTTTGTTCTGAGCAAGGAAGGCTCAGGACTAAACACGGAGTACACACTGCGGCCTGTACCCCGTAAGTCCAGCCAAGCGGTGCTGGATAAAGCGTGGGACGCAGCATTAAAGGCTGGTTTTGACATCACCAGGCTGATTGCTGGTGGTAATCCATTCAAGGAAGCTGCCTAGCACCTAATAAGGCCCCGTGTTCCTATGGCACGGGGTTTTTTTGTAGCTATAGTAGATATGGGAAAGAGTATTTTATGACCTCTAGGGAACAAGTACAAGAACAACGAGAACGGCAGAATAGGCTGGAACGTATGTACATGGACGATGGCAGAGACGACCCCAAGCACCCCTACCACAGACTGTTTACCGGACTTAAGCAAGGTGCCGGAAACAAAGATTGAAACACAACCCGACTCGATGGTACGTATCACGGTCGGCGATAAAGTCGGCTGGGTTAGTTCATATCACTTAATAGTCCCGAAGGAAAATCAGCTTATAAAAGCATGGCTAGCCAAACACAGGAAAGGCTGAATAACCTAGGTAAAAGTACCCTGGTACGTGATGATTCTGGCCCTTTCCGCGTGTATCGGGATGACGCTGGCAGCACTTTTCACAGCGTTACGCACATCCTCAAAGAAACAGCACCCGAATGGCAACAACAAGCCCTGGAACGGTGGCTCACTAGACCGACTGCTACAGAAGACCGAGACATGGCTGCAAAGCGTGGAACGCTTGCCCATGATCACGCGGAACGTCTA